GTGACGCTTTTCCGTCAACAGCCTGGGACGGTGGAATGGGAACCGGTGGTTCTTGAAGTAGCACAGGCTTTATCTGCCCTTGTGGGTGAGAATCATGAAAAAGCTGCTGTTGACACTGCTGGTCCTGCTGGTGGGGTGTGTCTCCCTGCCGACTCCCCATGACACGGTTAAGTCCGTTGTGAAGGTGGTTATCTACGCGAACAAGGACAATATGGTCCTGAGTACCGGTACGGGTGCAGTGGTGAACGACCACTGCATTGTGTCCGCTACCCATGTGTTCCATGGCGAAGATGCACACGCGGAATTCTCCACGAACAACGGAAAGACGTTCCCGGTGACCTACGGTCTGGGCGATGACAGTACCGATATCGCCGTGGCCTGTACGGATAAACATATCGGTGTGCCGTGGGTGACGTTTGCCACACACGATCCTGACCAGTGGAGTCCGGTATATACCATCGGTTTCCCGCTGGGCGAAAACTGGGTCAAGACGGAAGGTGAATGGCAGGATAAAACCGTTGTCACGGTCCTGACGGCTCCAGGTAATAGCGGGGGTCCCGTGTTCACTGCCGATGGTGTCTACATTGGTTTTGTGGATTCCATCGATATCTACCAGAACATGGCGTTCACCCACATGACCAACATCGTCAAGTACGCCGATATCAAGGCGATGCTGACGGCTCTCAAACAGCCCTACAAGGAACAGAAGTGAGATACACAGACGACTACAAGGCGCTCCAGCAGCAACTCCATGCTGCTGGAGGTTATGGACTGTCAGGATACAAGCATGCACAGCAGATTACCGACCTTGCGCGTGGTTTCAAGACACGGGAAGTCCTGGACTATGGTTGCGGACAGCAAACGCTCCAGAAAGCCATGCCGTTCGCGATCACCAATTACGATCCCTTCATTCCCGGTCTTGATACAGAACCCGCTCCGCACGATATCGTGGTTTGCTCCGACGTTCTCGAACACATTGAACCGGCATGTCTCGACCATGTTCTGGAGCATCTCCGGGGACTCACAAAGCGCGTGCTTTTTATCGATGTTGCTACTCGACCTGCCGTCAAGAAGCTGGCTGATGGTCGCAACGCGCATCTCATTCAGTGGGAGCCTGAAGCATGGATTGTAAAACTCCGCGCCAGCGGTCTAAGCTTGCACAGCTTTCAGCGTTACGAGGGGGGCTTCGTCGGAATTCTGAAGCCGCGTTCCGAATGAAGCCACTCAAGATATTCGTGGGTTACGACCCACGGGAAACGATTGCCTATCACGTGTGCGCCCATTCAATCATGGCACGTGCATCTGGCCCTGTATCAATTACCCCAGTGGCGCTGCACAACCTGCATGGCATCTATACGCGGGATCGGCACCCTGGCCAGTCAACCGATTTCACCTTCAGCCGTTTTTTGACGCCATGGCTGGCGGACGATGACGTTTCCATCTTTTGCGATTCGGACATGCTATGGCTCACAGACGCATACGAGGTAGCAGCAATGGCAAGGGCGCAGCCGTATCAGGACGTGCTGGTGGTAAAGCACGACTACACGCCCCATCCGGACCACAAATTCCTGAACCAGCCGCAGAGCCAGTACCCGTGCAAGAACTGGTCAAGCCTGATGGTATTCAACGGCCACAGAATGGCAGTGCGCCGCTTAACGCCGGAATACGTCAACAAAGCCTCCCCGATGGATTTACATCAATTCAAGTGGGCAACGGACGTAGGAGAAATTCCTCCTGAGTACAACCATCTTGTGGGAGAATACAGACCGAATGCACATGCTAAAATCGTACATTACACATTGGGTTCGCCCTGCTTTAAAAAATATCAGAACTGCGAGTACGCAGAAGAGTGGTTTCAGGAACTTGGACGCATGACGTACTGTGATGAATCTATCTGGATGAGAGTCGAAGATGGCCACGACGACTTACCAGAGCGCAGTGGAACGTGTGGCACTGGAATGCCTGAACCGCACTGACCTGGATTCGCAGATTCAGGCTGGCATCAAGGCTACCATCCGGCGCTACGAGGGAAAGCGCTACTGGTTCAACGAAACATCAACTGTGCTGACCGCACAGGTATCGGTGGAAACCATCGCGGTTCCCACCGATTTTCTATTCCTGGACCAGTTGCGTGTCACTGAGAATAGCGCCGATCTTCCGCTTGTGTGGGCACCTTTCTCCCTCATCCGCCAGATCAACCTGAACCATGCGGTGGGTCTGCCGACCCGTTACAACATCTACGGTCAGGCTTTCTATATCGCGAACGTGCCGGATAGCGCCTATGCGCTGCCGTGCTTTTACGTGAACAGGAAGCCCGATCTTGTGAATCCGACCGATACCAATAGCTGGCTGTCGGCGGCAGAGGACGTGCTGGTGTATGGCGCTGCCTCTTATGTGTGTGCCCAGATCGGGAATATCGAACAGGCACAGAAGTGGCAGGCGATGGAAAACATGTTTTACAAGCAGGACCTCGAATCCCGCCAGGAACAGTATGGCGGGGGTAGATTGACGATGACCCGGTTCTAACGGAGATATATCATGGCCCAGACATACCAGGGGTTGCAGGATCGGATTAATCTCGACTACCTCAACCGTACTGACCTGCAAAACGAAACCCAGCGCGCGATTATCCGCGCCATCCAGCATTACGAACGCACGCGGCTCTGGTTCAACCAGAGCCAGACGGCCATCAATGCGAACACGGCTTCGTTTGCTATCTCCCTGCCAGCGGACTTCCTTGCGCTGGACATGGTGACGTACACGAACAACGGCGGGAACCCGTTAATCATCCCCCAGCATACGTATGAACGCGTCACTTACCGCAACCAGAACGCTACCAGTGGCGTACCGATTGAATGCGCGGTCTATAACAACCAGCTTTACCTGACGCCAAAGCCTGCATCGGCTTACCCGATCACACTGGCCTATACGTTCCGTCTGGTGCAGCTATCCGCCAGCACAGATACCAATGCCTGGTGTACGGAAGCTGAAGATTTGATCGTGTTCCATGCCACTGCGGACATGCTCCAGAACGTCATCCGCGCGCAGCAGTCGGACGTGCAGGTGATGAAAGCGCTGGAACAGGCGGCATTGAACAGCCTGCAACATGCACGCGACATCCACATGAACGTGGAGGAAGATTTGTCGGTACTGGGTCCGATCCAGCGCCAGGAAACTTCCAAGACGGACGGTGGGGCGATGAAGGGCGCGCCGGGGGCCATGCCGACCACCAGTGGTCTGCTGGGTTAATCCATGTTCCTGGCCTTTGGCGAATGGCTCCCCGATCAACCGCCACTCAAGAATCCGGGGGTTCTGTCGGCCACCAATGTGGTGGCCGGTGCCAACGCGACCTACGAATCCTTTCCGTCACTTAACCTTGCCGCCACTGGCCCTATGGGTGCAGTGAGCGGCGTTTATGCTGCCCGCGACAATGCCGACAACTCCTATGTCTACTGCGGCGATGGTACGGCGCTTTACCGACTGGCGGGCCAGTCATTTACTGCGGCAACACGCGTATCTGGTGGTGCATACGCGACGGGTGATATTGACGCCTGGGAGTTTGTGCAGTGGGGCCAAACCGTTGTGGGAGTCAACGGATTGCAGAACGTACCCCAGACTATCAGCCTGGGTGCTACCAACTTTAGCAATCTCACTGGCGCGCCCCCAGCCCGTCACATTGGCATCATTAATAACTTCATGGTGCTGGGGAATATCTCTGACTCCGCAACCGGCGTACAGCGGGTACGCTGGAGCGGTCTTAATAACAACACGGACTGGTCACTATCTACCACTGGGAACCTTGCCGACTACCAGGACATTCTTGGTAATGGCGGGTGGGTCCAAAAGATTGTTAGTGGCTCAAACTACGGATTCATTTTCCTGGAACGCGAAATCTGGATGATGCAGTTTGTTGGCTCTCCACTGATTTTCCAGTTCCAGAAGATGGTAGACGGCTGCGGTGCGCTGGCTCCGCAGTCCGTCATTCTGTGGGAGGGTCACGTCTACTTCCTTGCCGACGACGGGTTCAAGATTTTCGATGGCAATGGCGTTACCCCTATCGGCGCGGGCAAGATCGATGAATCGTTCTTTGACGACCTGGACACGAACTACACGTATCGTGTGCAGGCCATGGTCATTCCTGAGCGCAAGCTGATTTGCTGGGCGTATCCGGGTTCCGGTAACACCAATGGCAATCCTAACCATGTCCTCTGCTACAACTGGGCCTTCCAGAAGTGGACGCGGCTGGATGGGCTGGCCAGCAGCGTAGGCATGGGTGCCACGGGCCTCAACGCTATCGGCACAGTGACCACGCCGGGTTATACGCTGGATGGACTGAATGCCGTGTCGTCCTCGCTGGATGCACTCATGTACTCGCTGGACAGCAAGTACTGGGTGGGGGGTGACCTGCTGGAAGCCGCTTTCATTGGCGGCAACCTGTACTACATGAACGGTACAGCCCTTACAGCTACGATCACGACGACGGAACTGAATCCGAATGGGGCATCGCCCATGTTCGGATACCAGAACGCCAATGCCTATGTGAATCACAAGGCACAGGTGAATACCATCTGGCCTGTGGCGGATTACAACTCCGCATCGATTGGAATCGTGGTGAGTTACCGGAATACCCAGCAGGAACCGCCTCAACAGTCGCCCACGCTGGTGGTCAATTCCACTGGCTATGCACCCAGCCGGGTGCTGGGGCGCTACTTCCGCTTCTCCGTCACCATTGGTGGCGACTGGAACAGTATGCAGGGCGTGGATGTTGAATTCTGGGATTGTGGGGTGCGGTAATGGCGCTCTCAGCCAACACAGGCATTACGGTTCCCGTCTTTCAGGTGGACGAAACCAAGCATCGGCGCGCGCTGGGCAACTGGTCATTGGAAGTTAACCAGGGGCGTATCAATAACGCCGGTAGCGTTACACTGGGCAGTGCCACGGTGCAGACGGTGGTGGCGGATATGCGTGTAGGGGTGAACAGCTTTGTGGGGATGATGCCGACGACGGCCAATGCTGCCAGCGCACAGGCTGGCCTTTACATTACAACGGCGGCGGGTTCTTTTACAATCCACCATGCCAGTTCAGCAAGTACTGACAGAATTTTCACCTATGCAGTACTTGGAGTGGGGTAAATCATGAAATGGGGCCTTTGGAATACGACCGCCAGCAGCAACTCTGCCACGCCTCCTGACGGGTGGCCGGAAGGACAGTTGCCGTCCACGGTGAACGACTGTGCCCGTGAAATGATGGCCCAGATCAAAACGGGTATCCAGAATATCCAGTTTATCGACCTTGGACTCACGCCTACCCAGACGGGGAATACCACCTTTACGCTGGCTGGCAACCAGATGGCCTATTTCGAGTACGGTCGCCGGGTGCAGGCTCAGGTGGGATCGAGTACCTACTACGGCACGATCATCTCCGCATCGTTCACCACCAACACGGGGGTGACGTTGCGTTTTGACATGTCCAGTGGCCCCGGTGCTGCACTGACCAACAGCCTGTCTGCTGTGGCCACGGGCTTTCCTTCGCAACTGAACAACGCGATTCCCGATCAGGTATGGAAGAAAGAAGCCATCAACCTGAATGGCTGCTTTGACATCTGGCAGATCGGCAACTCCATCAGTTGCTCCGCTGTGCAGGTCACCAAGCTGGCGGACATGTGGAAGTGGGTGGCATCGGCCAGTGCCGGTCTTGCCGTTACCTGCCAGCGTTATGAACGCTCGCTTAGCGCCTCCAATGTGCCGACTGTTGCCCAGTGCGGTCAGTTGCTGAACTCTTCGATGGGCTTCCTGGTGTCGGCAGGTATGGCCAGCGTGGCTACTGGCCAGTACGCTGGCTTTGATACCCGCATTGAAGGCTACGATTTCCGTAGCATTGCCCAGAAGCCGATGACCCTGTCGTTCTGGGTCAAGACGAATGTATCTGGCATCTATTGTGTATCGATGCTCAATGCCGGTCAGAACCAGGCATGCGTAATGCCCTACACCATCTCGACCACGGGGGTGTGGACGCCGGTTACGCTCACGTTTCCCAAGTCGCCTTCGGCTGGCACGTGGGATTACTCGTCTGGTATAGGGTTGCAGGTTTATTTCACTCTGGCTGCTGGTTCCACCTATCAGGCAGGTGGTGGTAACTGGACGGCTACGCTTGCGCTGGCAACCAGCGCGCAGGTCAACTTCCTGACGACTGCCAACAATCTTTTCCGGATTGCTGGCGTAAAACTCAATGAAGGCACGGTAGCGGTGCCTCTGGAGCGGCGTGATATTGCTGCCGACCTTATGAAGGCAAAGCGCTATTACGAACCCCAGACTACCCAGCAGGTGACTGGTGGGGGTTATGGTCTGGCTACCAACGTTTTCCAGTTTGCATTCCCGTTTGCCTGTCCTAAGCGCATTTCACCTACGGTGATTACGCCTAGCGGGGTGAACGAAACTAACATTTCTGCACTCACGATGAGTGCCAATATCAATGGGTTCCTTGCAACCGTGGCGATTGCTGCCACTGGCGCATATACCTATAACCTGGTGGTTATTGCGGACGCAACATTGTGACCGACGAAACTTATAAGATGAGTAGCATCCCGCCACAGATGGTAGACGGCATCTGGCATTTCGCAGAACCGTATATCAAAAGGGCACTGGAACACACGTTTGGAGAACTGTCTCACCTCGATATCCTCGCTCTGTGTAAGAGCGGGGATATGCAGTTGTGGATGATGGTCAAAGGCAAGCGCGTAGTGGGTGCAGGAACAACCAGTCTTGTCATCTATCCGCAGATGAAGGTCTGCCGGATTGTGACGATGGCTGGTTCGGAATTCGATGAATGGCGCGACTATGCCCATGCGAATATCGAAGTGTGGGCAAAGATGCAGGAGAAGTGTCAGGCGATAGAAGCCTATGTACGTAAGGGTTTTGTGCCCAAATTACTGGCTATCGGTTTCAAGCATCGGTACTCAGTGGTTCATAAAAGTCTGGAGTAATGATCATGAGCGGCGGCGGCGGTAGCACTAATACAGTCCAGTCCACCACTCCCTGGGCGGGAGAGCAACCCGCTTTGTCGGCGCTCTATAGCGGCATTCTCCAGTCGTCCCAGAATGGTGGTCTGTATCCGAATCTGAATACCGGACAGACGGCGGCGCTCACCAGCGCGCAGCGTCAGGCACTGGATACGATGGCCAGTGGGGGTAGCACTGTAACCAACCAGGCCATGGGACTGACCCAGCAACTGGCACTGGGTCAGTTCAGCAACAGTCCCGGTGCGCAGGGTCTGTACAACATCATGAACGGCACGGGTGCCGCGACCTCGCTGGCGGACATTGCCAAGGGCAACTTCGCCAATTCGCAGGGATTGCAGAGCCTGCAAAACTTCGCCAATGGTTCGATGCTCAACAGCGCCAACAGCGCGGCGCAACAGCTTTACCAGTCGGAATCGCAGCCGATCCTGAACCAGTTGAACAACTCCACGCTGCCGCAGTTGCAATCGCAGTTCTCTGCTGCTGGCCGCACGGGTTCTGGTGCCAATGCACTGCAACTGAACCAGGCTCTCCAGGGCGCTACCACGTCACTGGGCAACCTGTCGCAGAACACGATTGGTGCGAACTACGAACAGCAGATGCAGAATATGCTGAATGCGTCCAACCAGCTTGGTCAGATTCAGACAACGGCGTCGCAGGGTCTTGGTTCGCTGGCTGGTTCGGCTGCAAACAATCTGGCCAACCTGCAAGGGTCTGCCATTACCAACCTGAACAGCATGGGCTGGAACCAGTTGCAGCAGATGCTTTCTGCGGGTAACCAGTACCAGACACAGGCGCAGAACACACTGAATTCCAATATTGCCCAGAGCAACTACAACGCGTCCTCTAACCTTGGAACGCTCCAGGCGATGGCGTCGCTGCTGTCCGGACTGGGCAACTACAGCACGACCTCCACGAACGGGAGTACGTCGAATAACGCAAATATCATGTCATCGCTGCTGGGTGCGGGTATGCTGGGCAGTTCCCTGTATGGTTCGCTGGGTGCCGGTGCTGCCGCAGGTACGGCCATTGGTGCGGGTACGTTCGCCCTGCCTGCTGCTGCGCTCGCCGGTAGCACGGCTGCTGCTGGCGGTACATCGGCGCTGATGGGTCTGGGTGCAATGGGGATGCTGGCGCTCTAAGGAAAGATCATGGCTGATATCGGTTTCGACCTGAACGATTTGCTTTCGTCCCCGACTTTCCAGGCAGGGGCGAATCTGCTTGCAAATCCCTGGTTACCTGTTGGCCAGAACATTCAGCAGGGTTTGCAGAATGCCCAGTCGGCACAGATGAATCCCATCCAGCGCCAGCTTGCCCAGTTGCAGTTACAGAAGGCGCAGAACCTGGCTAATTTCAATCCGCAGAATTTCGTCAGTGGTGGACAGCAACAGGTTGCCGGTCCTGCCACCCAGGCTGCTGCCCAGCAGATGGGTTTGCCGCAGGGTGCTGCACCTGCCAGTACGGGTGACATCGGCACAGGCCAGAGCATCGATATGCCTGGTCTGGTGACGGCTGGCATCCAGGCTGGCATGAATCCGCAGGACATCATGTCCATTGCACAGGCGACTAATCCTGGTTATTTCGCCCGTATGCAGGCACTGGCCAAACTGATGGAACCGCAGAAGCTGGGTCCGTCAGAACAGCTTGTCATCCCCTACAACGCGATGACCGGTCAAGGTCAGCCGGGTAGCAATGGTGTGGTCGCTGCCAATACCAATCCGCCAGCCGATTCCAAGGCTGCGCAGATTCAGATGCTGAGCAGGCTGCGCGATCAGTACCAGCCCGGTACGCCTCAGTACCAGCAGTACAACGCTGCACTGAATGAAGTCAGTGGCGCTTACCAGCAGTCGCGTGGTGACGCGATGCTGGGTATTGCCAATGCCAATCTTGGGCTGCATCGGGAAACGGTGGAAGGCAATCCACAGGATATCGAAACAACGGCACAGGCAATTGCCAACTACCAGACGGCACCACTTAACGGCTTCTCCATGCGCTCGCCGCAGGGCCAGCGGGTAATGGCGCGTGTGATGGAAATCAATCCCCAGTACAGCGCCCAGAACTACGCCAGCAGCCAGAAAGCAGTGAACGACTTCAGTACGGGCAAGAATGGCAACACGGTGCGCTCCATCAGCGTGGCCATGGATCACCTGGGTACGCTCAGCAATCTGGCAGATGCGCTGGGTAATGGTGATGTCAAGATGATCAACCAGCTTTCCCAGGCAGTGGCCGCACAGACGGGCCACTCTGCGCCGAACAATTTCGACACGGCCAAAACGATTGTCGGTGATGAAATCGTGAAAGCCATTGTCGGTGCCGGTGGAGGCGTCAGTGACCGTCAGGAAGCCCAGAGCGTGCTGGACAAGGCCAACAGCCCGCAACAGCTACAGGGCGTCATCCAGACATACCAGAAGCTGCTGGGTGGGCAACTGGGTGGACTGCAACGCCAGTACGAACAGACGACCATGCGCAAGGATTTCAACCGCTTCCTGTCGCCTGCCGCACAGGGCCTCATGGGTGGGCCAGCCAAGACGGTGGTGCGTAGTGGTATGGCCAATGGTCGGCGTGTGTACCAGTATTCGGATGGTTCCACGGCTTACGCTGATGGGGGGCAATGATGGCTGGAGCCAGCGACTTCATCGACCAGTATCTGCCCATCGTTTCCGGGGTTGCCCAGAAGTACAATCTGGACCCCCGCCAACTGCTGTCGCAGATCGCACTGGAAACCGGATTCGGCAAGCATGTGATTCCCGGTTCAAACAACCCCGGCAATATCAAGCAGTTCGGGGGTGGTGGAGTGTCGGCTGTCGATAACCAGACGGGCACCACCGATAACTACCATGCCTATCCTACGCTGGAGGCAGGCGTAGATGCCATGGGTTCGCTGCTGGCCAGAAAGTATGCTGGCGGCACCAACCTGACGGGCTATGCTGAGGACCCGAACTATCAGGCAAAGCTTCAGAAGGTGGGCGCACAGCTTGACGCTGCTGCCCCTGGTCCGCTGGACCCTTCCACCATCAAATGGGATGACGCTGCTGCCCCTGCACAGAATGCAGCGCCGCAGCCTGGTCAGATCAAGTGGGATGATGAAGGCAGTGCTGCGCCAGTCAAGGCTGCACCTGCCGCTCCCAAGGCGACGCCGCGCCAGCAACTGGCAGACAACCTGACGAATAACTGGCTGGACCAGGTGACGCAGGGTGCCTTGCACAGTGTTACGAATACGATTGGAGGTGTGGCGCAGAAAGGCGCGCACGCTATTGGCGATGTTGTGTCGAATCTGGGAGGCACAAATGCGGGACCGGCCATCAATCACATCGGGGACGCCATCGCTTCCTATCTCTCACAGGGCACGCCCAATACCCCTGCGGGGATCGCAGGACAGGTTCTGGGTGGCTCGGTGCTTCCTGTCCCTGCCGCTACTGGCATTACTCGCGCTGCTTTACAGGGAGCGACGCTAGGGGCTGCACAGCCTGTCCAGAATCCTGACCAGAATTTCTGGAGCCAGACGGGCAAGCAGGCACTGATTGGCGCGGCTGCTGGCGGCGCTGGTGGTGCTGCCGGTCGTCTCATCTCTGGCTTCCAGCCCACGGCTGCTGCCCAGGCGGTCAATGACCTGGGCGTTACGCCTACGGTGGGTCAAGCGCTGGGCGGTACAGCCAAGTCCGTAGAGGAACGGCTGAATTCTTTGCCGATTGTTGGCGATGCGATGAAGGTTGGCCAGCGCCAGCAGGTTGACCAGTTCAACCGTGCGCTCTACAACCGTGCGCTTGCCCCACTGGGTCAGTCCGTACCGGATGGCGTGGCCACGGGTGCAGATGCCGTTACCCATGTGCGCGACACGATTGGACAGGCATTCGACAATCTGGAACAGAACGCCAGCTTCCAGCCGCGTGGCCAGTTCATTCGTGACCTACAGAATGTCCGCACAGACCTGGCCCAGAACGCGCCAGAACGGCTCGCGCAGTTCGATACGGTAGTGAATAACAACATCGCCCAGAAGCTCCAGAACGGCTCCCTCACAGGTCCGCAATGGGGTGATGCACGCTCGACCATCAACACACTGGCACGCAACGCACGCATGGGTAACAGCACGCCTGCTGACCGTGCCTTTGCATCGTCCATGGATGACCTGAACGATGCGATGACGCAGCAGGTTATCCGTAATTCGCCGCCTGGACTGGCCCAGCAGTTGCAACAGGCTTCCACGGCATGGCGTGGGTACAAGCAGATCGAGAGTGCAGCCGGTATGCAGGGCGCGGTGAACCGCAACAATATCTTTACGCCTGCCCAGTTCTCGAATGCCGTGCGCAACAGCAGCACGAACTACCAGCGGGCTACGAATAGTGGGATGAATGGGCAGATTGCCCAGCAGGCCCAGGAGGTACTGGGTAACCACTACCCAGATAGTGGTACGACTGGCCGTTACCTGACGGATGCTGCAATCATGGGGGGTGCTGCGCACTTCTCTCCGCTCGCCGCATTGGGTGCGGCTGCAACAATCCCGGCATACGGTACGAATATTGGCAGACAGGCAGTGTACAATGCCTTGTTTAATCGTCCTGACGTTTTACAACAGCTAGGACCGTTGCTACAGGGTCTGTCCGGTAACGCTGGCATCCCTGCCGCCAATCAGTAAGTGTTGCAGTTCGTGTAGTTGCCGTAGGACCGGCACTGTACGTTGATGGGCGGTGGTGGAAGCTGTGGTGTCACAAGGACGGATGGACCTTGCAACAGCACGATACCCAGCATAGCCTGATTCAGCGCAGTCGGATCGCAGTTGGCGCATCCGGCCAATGTCAGACAGAGAACAGCCAGTAACCTTTTCATGGCGGGGGGTTCCTAAAATGTCTGAAGTCGATCCTATTACAGTCGGAAGGCTGGTGGAATCAGTAGAAAACCTTAAGTCGGACGTGACCGAGCTTAAGGAAACCATCGGCAGTCTGGAAGAAAAAATTGATGTTCTGATGCAGCATCACCATCAGCGTACCGGTGCCAAATCGTTCTTTGCGATGGTCATCGGTCTGCTCGGTTTTCTGGTGGGTAATGTGCTTCAGTGGTACATCTTTCGCGGGCCGGGGCACTCATGAAATACGTCACCACCTATCTGCTGAACCTGTTGCGCTGGATTGATTGTGGCGTCAACACGTTGATCCTGTTCGGCTCACCCTACGAAACCATCTCTGAACGCTCAGCCAAGGCTCGCAATGCTGGCCAGAAATGGGGGTGCGTCATGTGCGCTTTCCTGGACTGGGTACGCAAGGATCATTGCAACCGGGCATTGCAAATACAGATCGGGGACGATGCCATCATCCCCGATCCTGTCAATGAAGAAGGCCCGAATCACCTTCCTCGTTAAGCTCTCCTTCCACCTGGTCTGCCATGTAGCGCAGACCAGAAACTACATCATCCTTTTCCACATTGGAAATGTAGTTGGAGTGGTCATCGTTGCTCACGATCAGAACGAAACCGGCATCGGCAAAACGGTCTGCGATTTCGTCGGCCATCTCAAACAGCGCCTTGCGCATTGCTTCGCGGTCCATCTCAGACTCCCGCCAATTCAATCAACCGGTTTGCCCGTGCGATAACTTCGCCATCGAATTCCTGAAGCGGTGGGCATACGCGATCAAGGAACAGGATAGCCCGATCAATCAATTCCTTACGGTACCCGGCGGACCCGGCGGACTCGGCGGACTCGGCGGCGTACTTGGCGT